TTAGTGTTTTGTTAGTAAGGGTTTCAGTTCCATTTAATGTGGCAAAGTCATTATCAGATAATGCTGTATTAAATTCAGCAGTTGTTCCTGTAAGGGTGTTTGTGCTGAGATCGATTGATTTATTCGATAAGGTGACAGTACCAGAAGTGACAAATGCTTTTGTGGATTGTTGAGAGGGAGGAAGAATAGCTGAGTCAGAAGACATATCATCTTCATCAACAACAGGAGTAGCTGGATTACTAAAAGTAGATCCCACATAGACATCGACTGTTGTATCCGAACTAGAAATAGAACCAGAGTCAAAAGTAAATGTAATTGTTGTATTAGGTGAAGAATAAGAACTAGTTGCTATCTTTCCATAAATAGTACCGGTGTTCGATCCAACAACTTTAACTCTTCTTCCTACATGGTGACTAGATGAAATATCTGAAGCAACAGTAATACTAGTTGCCGAGGCTCTTGAAAATGTCGTACCCTGGTCGCCATCACCCAAGATGAACCACTCTTTATCATTAAATCCATCTCTGATGTCTTTAACAATCTCACGCATGGAGTTATTCACTGCTGAAGGTGACATACCCTCTGCCAGTGAACTGCCGTTAACGGCGACATTGCTTGAAGCTGTTGTGCTGTAATTTTTTATTGCCATTTTTTAATTCCCCAATAATCCCATGTTGTTCATCATCATTTGTCCTCTATCTTTAATCTCTACTGAACCTGGATTGGTTGCAGAGCGTAAATAATTACTTGCTCCAGGTATTATGAAATTTGTCATTGCTTTATTTGTTATGGGTGTTGCGTAACTTGCAAAAGGAATAGATGCACTTCCAATAGCCATTAAAGGATCAACTACTCCTTGGCCTACTGCATATCCAGTTCCCATTCCTCCGCCTAATAATAAAGTTTGAGTTCCTAATCTTGATTGTGTTCCTGAGTCTCCTACTTTGTCTCCGATTACTTTTTTTGCTGTGGATGCTATGTCTTGGTAAGGAGCTTTACCGGAAGCATATTTAACAGAACCACCTTTTCCTACTTTACCAGCACTTAAAACATTCGTTGGAGTTATTGTTTCAGCAGTGCTTTTACCAACAGATTTCTCGATTGTTTTAAAATAAGGAAAGTATTTTTTTACATTGTTATAAGCAGTTAACGCACCCGTTTTACTATTCATTGTTAAATTAGATTTAAACAAACCCTCATAAAACTCTTCATATAATTCTTGTGTATATCGATCTAACTGAGGATCATTCATTAATTCTCTAAAAAAACGATCTGTATCTTGAACATAAGATCCTGTTATCTTGTTATCTTTTAAATTAATTATTTCTTTAGAAGCTTTTCTGACAAACTCATTTGCCTGGTTCTTGTTCAGGCCCTTAGAAATAGCAAAGTCTGTCATCTCTTTGGTAAATTGATCTTTATCTAAAACTAGCTTACCAACTGCATCATTATATTTTTTTCTGTAAGCTTCATTCACTTTGTCAAAGATTGTAAATTTGTCAGCATCTTTTAGTTTGTCATCTAACTTAATGCCTACTGACTCTGCAAAATCTTTAAATATTTTAAATTGAAAATCTCTTGATCCACGATCAAAAGCAGAACTAATAAAGTCACCAATAATAGGTAGGCCTGTAGCTCTCTTCTCGAAGTAATCAATTATATTACCTATAAGGGTTCCTCTGTTCGCTTGACCAGGGGTAACTTCAATACCAGCTTCTTGTAGTTTTTGTGACTCAGGTGTTCTTCTAGGTAGGATTTTACTTAATAAAGTTCCTAGTGTTCCTGAGATACCAGCAGTAATTCCAGCGTTCTTTGCTCTATCTTCTAGGCCTTCTCCAGTACCAGCTCCATAAGCTCCACCCATACCAGCGTTTCTTATAAAGGTTGATAAAAGATTTTTACCAACAGACAAAGGTGCATAAGGTAAGTTACCAGCCATTTCTGAACCGAAAGCAGTCACCGGGTTATTTTTTCTAAAGTTAGCTAACTGTTCTCTTTCATTCTTTAGTGCATCGGCATAACTAAGATCTTTATTAAAAGCAGATTTTAAAAAAGCATCAATTTCATCTTGAAGACCAAAGGTCAATCCCTGGCCAACAAGTCGATTAATGTTTGCACCAGTGCTATCTGCTTTAAAATTAGGATCTTGTTTTGGTACTTCTACTTTAGTTAGAGGCATTGGGTATATTCTCCTCGCTGAATATAAAGAATTGATTTTGTGATTGATCGTAGAACAAATCACCTACACCTATATCACCATCTTCGTATGCTTGATCTATAGCATCATCGGTTGCATATTGCTTAAACATATTTCCAAGTTTTCTATCTGCAACATTGCCTAGTTCTGAATAGACATAAGCTTCTGTTTCGCTCATTTTTAATTCTTTAATCGCATAGTCATAAGACTCTTTATCAAAGTCAGCATTATTATTTTTTGTCATTAAAGATTTTAGTAAAACGCCTTTTCGCTGATAGTAATCAGACATCGCAATCATTCCTTTAACAATCAATCTGTTTGACTCAGTGTCTTTGCCTAATCCAGCTGTAGCAGATGCAAACAAATTAGCTTCAAAGTCAGATGTAGAACCAGATCCAGCTGGTCTCATTCTTGGTACTAAGAAATTTGCCATTGCTTGAAATGATTGCATATTTGCAACACGAGCTTTTTCATCTTCACTCAATAGACCTAAACTAGCCATTGTGTTAAGAAATGGTAAAAATGCTTCTTGAATAACACCAGTCTCAAATTGTGGATCAGATAATTGCATATCTAAAAACTTTAATCTTGGCATCATCTCACGATTGTTAACTAAGCTCTCATCAATAATTCCTTTTTGTTCTATTAATCTTCCATAATCCATCTCTGATTTTTTATCGGGAAAGTTAAATTCAGTAGATGGAGTTTTTTGTGATAGATACTTTAATGCTTGAGCTTGATATTCTGGTGAACCAACTTTGAGATTTGGATACAAAGTAGCCATATCTTTTTCTAAGGTGGTTCTATTATCTTTACTCAATGCAGATATTCTGTCTGTGTAAGCTTTATAGAGATCTAGTTCATACTGCTTTTGTAATTGTTCTTTCTCGTTTGCTAGTTTGATCTGATCTGATTTTGATTTGAGATAGGCCTGGTAGCCAGGTTGTAGTCTTTCAACAAGAGATGTAGGTACTTGTGATGCCCTGGTGTCGATACCAGCAAAGAATGCTTGTCCTTGAGGAGATCCGACAAAGTTCAATAAGTTATTAGTTCTATTAGGTGGTGTGCCTGGTTGATTAACTACCGGTACATTTTGATCTAACAGTCCAGCCTCCGTAAAAGCTTGGTTCATGTTTGGTTTATTGTTAGTTGTATCTAAGATACTTGGTCTCATGTTTGGTTTAGAACCAGGTATAGGAGATTGGAAAAAATTAGGTTGGTTAGATTGAGCTACACGAGGTTTACTAAAAACCACTCCAGGTTGAACATTAGGAGTCATATTCATATTCACATTAGGATTAATCAGATTAGGATTTTCTTTAGTGCTTCTCGGTAAGTTATTTAAGATTGCATTAATATCTATTGTTGCCATTAAAAGAACCCTCCAAGAAGTCCTCCAAGGATAGCTCCTGTGCCTGAACCTAGTCCAATAGTAGATCCTAAGTCAGCACCCATTCCAGCACCTTGTAAGATATTCGCACCAGTGTTTCGATAAACTGGTGAAGTTTCTACTGTCGTGGTCGGAACAGATGATCCTAACGCTCCGAGATATTGATTTAATTTGATATAAGGTTTTTGTTGTTCGTAATCAAAACGATCAATGGAGTCTTGAAGTTTTGCAAACTCTAAGTCTTCTCTTGCTTGACCTACATTAGCTAGGGCCTGGATATCAGTATAATCAGCTTCACCTAAACCAGGTGCAACATTAACGGCATCCATCATTTTGTTTCTTTCGTCTTGATAGTTGTTATAGAAGAATTGATTTCCAGCATCAGCTAATGCGTCTGTTAAAACTTCCTGGTTAGCTCCAGATCCAAATCGACCATATTTAGTAAATTGAGAATTAACTTTAGAAGTAATGTCATCAGCCATTTCATTAAAGACGGCTGAAGCATAAGGATTAGAACTAGGGGATAAATAATCACCTGATAGAATTTTGTTTATTTCTGTTTGAGCTGAACCTAATAAAGGATTACCAGCTAACGCTCTTTGTTTTGTTAGCTCTAATGCTGTATCGGTTTCAGGAGAAAAATTAACATAAGTGGCATTAGGATAAAAATTAGGTGTATCGCTTTCATATAATGCCTGGGCATCATCCATTGCGATATCCAGGTAGGGTCTGATGTATTCAGATGGTTCTTGTTCTGATGTTGTTGTGACGTTTGTTGGGTTTGATCCTTTTGACATAATTATAAATCCTTACTTAGTAAAATTGCTTTCTCCTTAAAATCCTTTAATTTTTTTAACCACCCTTTTCTTCCAGCAACTTCTAATTGCGTACAGTGGTTTTTCTTTGCAAATTTTTCGATAACTTCTTGTATTTCTTCTAGCCAGTTCTCCAGGTTCGTGCCTCCAGCTAATACATAGCGAAGCACTTTAGCTTTAGGGTATTCGGCTATTTCTGTAATCACTGCACTTTCAATCCCATTATTCCAACTGATAAATAATTGGAACCGGTTATCTTGCAAACCTTGTTCCACATCTATTATATCATAAGTGCCATCCAGGGCTTTTTGGAGCAGTGGTGCAACCTTAGTCCAAATTAAGAAAACATCTTGTTTTGGAACCTGGGTGCAAACTTTATCCGATGATAACATAAGATAAATCTTGATCCGTATCTGTAGAGCTAGGATGATTTATAGTACAGCTCCCACTCCCTCGGCCTGTTATATACAAACCATTTAATGCTGTTCGAGCATTGGCTGTTTGAGGCATAAAGAGCAGAACAGAATTTAAACCTATTCTAGCGTCTGATAAGGTAGTGGTAGTTGATGAAGTAGTCAGAGTAATTTCTCCGGTACTGTTCAGTTTACCATCCATCACATTGTTAATTGTAATCGCACATTGTCGAGCATGAGCTTTTGTATCAGGATTGGATAAAGGTACAGTTAAGAACTGATTAGACATTATCTCTTTCCTTCAGTTCGAGCTTCGACATCTACTCCAGAAAGAGTAGAGAAGTTTCCAGTCACATTGACTCTAAGTCGGTGATACCTGGATGTAGCTCTGAGTGGACAATCTCCACTATCTCGTACTGTAACAGCTGTGCCTTCGGTTACTGAGTTCATTTGCGATGATCGAGTTATGGGAGTTATCGTAACAGTGGTGTTTTCTCCGTTAGCATCGACTATCGGTCTTGCATTAATTAATGTCGATCTTTTGTTTTCAACTCCTTCAAACTCTGTGGTATCCACAGTAGCTGAAAGAGAGCTTCCTAAGAATTTACCAAATTTTTTATCAGCACTAAAACCAGCAAGGCCCACAACACCTTCATCATAGAAGAAAGAGTCCAGGGATCGTGGTAAACCATCAAGGTTACCTAAAGTATCTAAAGACTCCAGGGTATTAAATGCTTCCTGAGATGCTGTATTAATAAAATATAAATCTAGTCCAGAGCCAGTGGCCCATCGACCAACAGAATAATTGTAAATTAATAATTTATTATTTACTCCAGCTGATCCTGTGGAGCCTGATCCACGATATGACCAAACAACAATCGAGTTGTTAGGATCTATCGCACTAAAAATACTTTCTGGTTTTGCAACAAAGTCATTAAAGAAGGTAATGTTAATTTTTGCTGATCCAATCGGTATTAAATCTTGACCTCCCTGGAGGGCATAAAATCCGTCTTGTGATAAAAAGTAAATTGTATTACCAAAAGTAGAAATAGATCTTGGAGCAAAGCAACCAATATTACCAATCTTGTTAAACGTAAAAATTAATGGTGTACCGACATACTCCATTCGAAAAATTGCTTTTTCAAAAAAGATAATTCCAAATGACTCGGAGCCAACTATACCCATGAGTCTTCCATGCTCACCAGGTATATCTTGATAACCTGATTGCGTTGCCTGGCTCGGTGTCCAGGTAGAACTATCATTCAGTCCTGACCATTTTACTCGTTGAGGATATTCTGTACTAGACTCTTCAGTGTATCCAGCAACAACAAAGTCACGAACTACAGTTAAATATTTTGCTTTTAAAGAAACAAGATCACTAAAGGCTGTATCTGTTCCTTCTTCAAACTTTTGTATGTTATCAGCGAAGTTCGTTCCAATAACATTATCTCCAAACTTAGTAAAACTCCAAAAGTCTCTTGATCCTTCTGTCGTGGAGTTACTGTAACTACCAGATTTAGAAACATCCTGGAAGTCACCATTGTTATCCATCTGATAAAGCTTTGTTTCATCACCAGCATAGTTGGTGATACCCGTAGCTCCGATTGATGTAAATAAACCGACAGGAATAGAATTAAGAGCAGTGTCA